GCGGTCGCTAAGGCCGGAAGTTAAAGACCATGCAGGGTTTCGGATGAATGCCTTGATTTCGCTGCTACCGAATGCATCTTGGGGCCGATTGGCGAAAGAGTTTGTCGGCGCGAAGAACGATCCGTCGAAGCTTCAAACCTTCATCAACACGATCCTTGCGCAAGGCTGGAAGGAAAACACCGACGAGCTGGATGATATCGAGCTTGCAAGCCGCGCTGAAGATTTCAGCCTGGTTGCGGAAACTCCAGACGATGACGATGCGACGGCCACGACCGGCATCCCTGTTCAGGTTCTCATCATCACCGCAGGCGTCGACGTGCAGGATGATCGATTGGAAATCACCTTCATTGGCTGGGACAAAGAGGGGATTCCTTACGCCCTCGGCCATGAGGTGATCTGGGGCCGATATGACGATCACACGACCTGGTCGGAATTGGATGTCGCGCTCGGTACGCAATGGGAACATCCGCTCGGAGGTAAGATCAAGGTTGATGCCACCTGCATCGATAGCTCGGACGGCGAAACGATGGAAACTGTCTATCGTTACGCTTTCCCACGGTTTCGCAGGCGCGTGTTTGCGATCAAGGGCGTCGGCGGCAACCGGCCCTGGATCGAGAAATCCAAGTCAACCGTGAAGGGTGGCAAGCTGTTCATCGTCGGCGTCGACGGCATCAAGAGCCACATTTTCGGGCGGCTGGCACGTGCCAGTTCCATGCGCTTCTCGAAATCTCTGCCTGATGTTTGGTTTGAGCAGCTCGTGGGTGAGCAGCTGGTAGTCAAATATTCGCGCGGACAAACGGTTCGGCAATTCGTGCCGGTGCCGGGTCGACGACACGAAGCGCTCGACTGCACGGTTTATGCCTTCGCCGCTCGACAGATGGTGAATGCGAACTGGGCGCACCGCGAGGGCGAGTTGTCGACACCACCGGAAATCAAACCCGTTTCATCCCTTCCACAAATTGCACCTTCGGAGTGGTTATAATCGTGGCTTCAATTGACGATCAGATCGCAGCGCTTGAGGAAGCCATTCTTACAGGCGCGAAAAAAGTCATCTTCCACTCAGGCGGAACCCGCCGTGAGGTGGAATATCATTCCTTGAAAGATATGCGGGAGGCGCTTGCGGATCTTCGGGCCCGCAAATCGCGTGGTCCTCGCACCATTCTGGCGGCGTTAGACTAATGGGTATCGGGAACATTCTTGATAAGGCCATCGGCTATGTATCGCCGGAGGCAGGCTTGCGCCGTGTTCGTCACCGCGCTGCAATGGAGATTGTCCAGCGTAGCTATTCCGGTGCGGAAACCAGTCGCCTGAAATCCGGTCGTCGCGCGAAATCGACATCGGCAGATGCCGAGATCGCTCGCGCCGGTCGCAAGCTCCGCGACCGTATGCGGGATCTGGTCCGCAATAATCCCTATGCGGCGAAAGCAGTCTCCGAGCTGGTCAGCCATGCCATCGGCGACGGCATTATTCCGCGCTCGAAAAACAAGGAAGCAATCAAGCTGTTCCAGGAATGGAGCAAGGTTTGCGATGCCGATGGCGATCTCGACTTCAACGGCATCGTTGCCCTGACAGTTCGGGAGATGTTTGAAAGCGGCGACGGCATAGTACGCCGCCGCCGCCGTAGGCTGGAAGATGGCCTGCCCGTGCCATTGCAATTGCAGGTCGTTGAATCTGACCTGCTCGATAGCACCAAAGAGGGCGTGCTGTCCGGTGGCGGCAAAGCAATTCAGGGTATCGAGTTTGATGCGATAGGCCGAAAGCGCGCCTACTGGATGTTCGGATCTCACCCCGGAAACAGCTTTTTTGACCCTCAATCGACCATTGTTTCGAAGCCAGTTCCGGCAGATGATATTGCGCATGTCTTCGAAAAACAGCGCACACAGGTGAGGGGCGTTCCATGGGGGACGCCAGCAATGGACGATACGTTCGATCTTGCCGAGTATGAGCAGTCAGAGCTTGTCAGAAAGCGCCTTGAATCTTGCATTGTCGGGGTGATGACCGGCGGTGATATTGACGATACGATAGGCTTGCCGCTGACCGGCAAGGATGGCGAGGCAACGACACCGGGCATTTACAATGTGCACGGGCAGCGTGTCGAAAAGTTCACGCCAGGAATGTTCTACAATGCGGTCGGCGGTCGAGATATGAAATTCTCACAGCCTGCCGTAACCGACAGCTACGATCCTTATAAAGTTTCGATGCTACATACGATCTCAGCTGGTTGGCGCGTTCCCTACGCGCTCATGACTGGTCGGCTGGACAAGGTCAATTACTCGTCGAGCAAGATCGGTCTGGAAGGCTTCCGGCGCATGATCTCGATGCTGCAATGGCAGATCATCATACCGATGCTGTTGCAGCCGATGTGGGACTGGTTCTGTGAAGCTGCCTATCTCGCCGGGAAGATCAGCACTCCGACAGTGGCTGTTGATTGGTCCCCGCCGCGCTTCTACTCAGCGGATCCGCTGAAAGATGTGAATGCCAGAATCAAGGAAGTTCGCGCCGGTTTCCGCTCGCTCTCATCGGCAATCGCCGAGACCGGTGAAAACACTGATGATGTGCTGGACGAAATAGCGTCGGACAATGCCAAACTCGACAAGCGCGGCATCATCCTGGACAGCGATCCGCGCCGCATATCGCAGGCCGGTCAAGTCCAGCAGCCCGTCGATACCGACGATCCTCCTGAGAAGGACGAAAACGATGACGAAACTTAACCTGCGCAAGGTGCCGGACAGTCTGCCAATGCAAACGCAGGAAATTCGCTTGCTGCCTTCCGGCGTCGACGTAGAGACGCGAACGCTGAATCTAGTTTGGACCACTGGAGCCTCGGTTCGTCGGAAGCGTTACGTCGGCTGGGACACCGTAGTTCAATTCGAAGAAATCCTTGTTGTAAGCGACAAGGCTATTGATCTGTCGCGTATGAATGCAGGCGCACCGGTTCTGGACAGCCATTCCGTCTGGTCGACATTTTCGCAGGTCGCGGTTGTCGAGCGGGCGTGGGTTGACGGCGGTGAGGGTAAAGCCAAGGTCCGGTTTCCAAAAGCCGGGATCGACGAGCGTGCCGATCGCATGTTCGGCCTTGTGTCCGATGAAATCATCAAGAATGTGTCGGTCGGCTATTCCATCGACAAGATCCGTATCGAGGAACCCCAGAAAAAGGGCGAGGTCGAAAAGGTGTTCGTCGAACGCTGGACGCCAAACGAAATTTCGTTCGTGACGGTTCCGGCAGATCCCGGCGCACAGGTGCGCAATCAAACCGATACGTTCCCGCTTTTGATCGACCGCAAGCCCGTCTCGACGTTTGCGGCCTCAGCGCGGATGAGAATGGCGGAAGCTGTCCGCCGCCTCGCTTAACCAGCAATCACCCATTTCCAGTTTGCCGCCTGCAATTCTCCGGGGTTGCAGGGCGACGGCGCTTGTTTTGCCCGGTACATAGAAGGAAACGCACACCATGAAAAAGGGTGCTTACATTTTCGCGACCGTCGCCGCTTTTGTCTGCGTCGGTCTGGCTATGGCGTTGTTCGCCGCAGATCCATCGCATGCAGCATCCCTCGATTATCGTGCATTCGTACAGCCTGACGGAATGCACCTGATCGGTGCCAACGTTGCCTTGCTAGGTCTGCGTTCGAAGCTGAAAGACATCACCGACCGTGCGGAAGCGACCCGCGCCCGTATAACCGATGATCTAGATCAAGATGCGGTTCGCGCAATCGAGCAGGAACATGCGGCCATCTTGGCAGAGGCCGATCAGGTCCGCTCGGATATTACCCGGATGGAAAACGAACAGCGCAACGCGCCGACTGTTGATCCTTCCGTTCGAGCCGCAGTGGACGAGGCGGTGAGTGCCGAACGTGAGCGGTCCAGCACTATTGAGGATCTGGCTACCCGTTCCGGTTTTCCGGATCTCGGTCGCGAGCATGTTCGCTCCGGTACTCCAGTCGAGCAGTTCCGCAGCTTGCTTCTCGATCACATGGTTTCGAATGAGCGCCAGAGCCCAACAGACAGCCGTGTGCGTGTCGATGTGGTTCATGATGAGGCGGTTACTCGTCGATCTGCCCAGATTGAGGCGCTCGCTTATGGCCTCGGTGCACCGACGCCGCAGGCTGGCCCTTCTGCTGCTGCTCGCCAATATATGGGCATGGGCCTTGTCGATCTGGCTGCCGAGAGTGTCAATTATCGCGGTCGTCGCATGATGAATGCCCGCGATATCGACGATGTGTTTACGCGCGCTTCGCACTCGACCTCGGATTTCCCGGCGATTTTCGAAGGTGCAGTCAATCGGACGCTGGAACAGCGTTATGCGCTTGCCCAGCCAACGTTCCGGCGATTTGCGCGCCAGCGCAACTTCCGTGACTTCCGTCCTGATACCACCGTCAAGGTCGGCGATTTCCCACTCCTGAAAAAGGTGCTGGAAAATGGCGAGATCAAATACGGCTCGTTTGGCGAAGGCAAGGAACAGGTACAGGCATTTAGCTATGCCATCGCGCTGAACATCAGCCGTAAGATGCTGATCAACGATGATCTGGGCGCAATCTCAGAACTTCTGACCAGCTACGGTGCGTCTGTTGCGCTGTTCGAGGAAGTCACTTTCTATGCCGGTGCCTTCAACGGAAATCTTGCGGACGGAAAGTCCGTGTTCCATGCAGATCATAAGAACCTTGCCGGTACGCCGTCAGCAATCACTGTCGATAGTGTCGGCGACGGGCGCAAGGCTATGAGCAAGCAAAAGAGCCTTGATGGTAATCCTTTGCTGTCCAATGCTGCTCGCATCATGCTGGTCGGTCCAGACAAACTGACCGAAGCCGAAAAGCTTCTTGCCTCGATCACGCCTGCGACGGTTTCTAACGTCAACATCTTCTCTGGCAGGTTTGAGCTTATCGAGACCAGCCAGATTGAGGGCAATGCCTGGCATCTGTTTGCCGATCCATCCACGGGCTCGAATTATCGCTGGGGCTACCTCGAAGGTTACGAGGCACCGCGCGTTCGCATGGATGAGCCATTCGGTCGCCAGGGTTTCAGCATGTCAGTTGAACACGACTTCGGCTGTGGCGCGACCGACTACCGCTTTGGCTACAAAAACGCAGGAGCCTGATCGATTGCAGGCGGGTCAGTTTGACCCGCCATCCTTCCCGCTCTGATCCTTCATAAGGAAGAACTCCCATGAAAAACTATATCCAGCCCGGTGATAGCATCACCGTTCCGGCTCCGGCTGACGTGAAGTCTGGCGATCTGGTTGTTGTCGGCGATCTGTTCGGCGTTGCCCAGTTCTCGGCAGCTTCCGGCGATCCAGTCGAAATCGCAACCAAGGGCGTATTCGAATTGCCGAAGGTTTCCGCGCAGGCTTGGTCGGTGGGTGCCAAGGTCTATTACGTTGCCGCTGACAAGAATATCTCGACCACAGCGACTGGTAACACCTTCATCGGTCACGCTACCGAAGCGGCAGCGAACCCATCCGACTTCGGCGCGGTGCGTCTTTCGGTATAAGCGACATGGCGAACTGGCGAAAACTGGAAGCTATGGTCGATCAAAAGATGACGCGTAGCTATGGCGAGTCGGTTCGCCTGTCTTTCATGAAAGGGCAGGTCGCGGATCCTGACCGGCAGATGATTGAGATCGATGCGATCCTGCACGTTGGCGGTGACGACTCCCGTTCACCTGGTCCTACTGGGACTTATCGATCTCGCCTTTCGCTTGGTGAGGCGGAACTATTTCTTGATCGTTCAACCTATATCGGTCCAGTTCCGAAAGTTGGCGACAAGGTCCGCGCGAATGATCGGGCGGGCAAGCCCTGGTTTGAAGTCGCCGCAATATCGGATCGATATAGCAATCTCATCGTCGTGAAACTGGGGCAGATCTGATGTCTATAGGTCGAATTGCACTGCGTATCGCGACAATCGGTGCTTTGAATGGCGCTACGTCCGTCGGTTCTAACGTTCTCGACAGTGAAATAGGATCGATTGACGTGGCGGCTGATGAAAGCCTGCGCACTAATCAGGAAAAGCCATTTATTTCGGTCTATACCGACGGATCAAAGGCGGAAGATCTGAGTGGCGCGCGACGGCTCTGGCAGAACGGGCTTACTGAACTTCTAATCGAAACCGGCATTGCGGCTTCGATGACGGAAACCGATCAGGAAACCGGCGAGAGTACTATCATCGGCGGGATACCTGCGACGGACTCTGCCTTCGAATTGTTTCTCGATGTTGTCGATAGACAATCAATCGCCGCGTTGATGGATCCCGACAATCCATGGGCTGAGATCTGGCGCACTCTTGTCCGCGATATCGTGAAAGTTGAGCGCAGGCGAACGGCAGATGCTGAAACCGGCACCCGCATGGCGGCGCATCAGCAAAGCATCACCTGCGACCTTCTTCCGGATCCTGTTTTCGGCGAGCCGGTTGCGCCGACTTCCGTCTGGCAGAAACTGCTCAATCAGATGGAAGCGGTGCAGCATCCGTATTTGCAGACCTTGCTAGAATTGATGGGGCTGGCTGTCACGCAACGAAATTCCATAGAGCAGCGCCGACGGTTCGGTTTCACGCTGGATGAGGCGAGGGCGCTTTGTGATGTGCCTCCGCTCGCAGCGGAAGCGACAGAGCCGGACATATCACGGATACATTTCGAGAAAATCTGATGGCTGATACTCTTGCTGATATTCTCGTCGAGCTGCAACGCCGACTGTTCGAGGTCGAGCGCCGCCTGGCCAATCATCGTCGAACTGGTGTGATTGATGAGATTGACCATGGCAAGGGTGTCGCCCGCGTGAAAATCGAAGGCGGCGACCAACCTTTCCGAACTGGCTGGATCCCATGGAAGGAAATCGCAGCTGGCGGGATCTCGACCCATATCCCGCCAACGATCGGACAGCAGGTTGATGTCATGTCGGAAAGCGGTGACCTGACTGACGCCGTCATCGATTTCTCGACGCATTCGAACGCGAACCCACGTCCGCATGACGGGCCCGACGCAGTTATCGTCAAGGGTGGGGTGCGCTTCTTCATCAGCGACGACACTGTCACTATTGATGCAGCGAACATCACTTTTACCGCCTCCAACGGAAATCTCGCTTGATGCCACTGATCGTTCGTCTCGGTGATACCTCCAGTCATGGCGGCACCGTAATTTCGTCTGCAGACAAGTGGATCTGCGAGGGAAAGCTTATCGCCAGAAAAGGTGATCTCCATTCCTGCCCCATTTCCGGTCATGGCGTAACGCCAATTATGTCGGGGTCATCAAAATTCATCTGCGAGGGCGATCCCGTGGCGCGAACCGGCGACACGACGGGTTGCGGAGCAAGTCTCATTTCTGGCGCGACCAAGTGGTCGTGCGACTGACCAAAGGAGAACAGGCGATGAAAGTCATCGTGAAGGAAAGCGGTTTTTACGGCGGCACCTACTACATAGCCAAGGCCGCAGAGCAGGAAATGCCGGATGCTGTCGCCAGACCATTTATGGCTCCTTACGGTCATCAGCTGGTAAAACCTTCCGACCGGCAAAAGGCTATACGCCCGGTCAAGGAATAAGCCATGTCGTCGCTCGGCTTTTCGAACGTGGATGGTTCACTGCTGGCGGGCTTTGACCATGTTCGGCAGTCGATTGAGGTCATCCTGACAACGCCGGTTGGATCTCGCGTTATGCGTCGGGACTTTGGTTCCGAGCTGATGGGCCTGATCGATAGACCGATGAATGACCGCGTCATTCTCGGCATCTATTCAGCCTGCGCCATGGCAATTGCGAAATGGGAGCCGCGCTTTGCGGTAACCGGCATAAACATTGGCGACCTGACTGCACAGGGCGTCATCGATCTCCAGATACGGGGTGTCTATTACCCGAACGGTCACAAGGGTGATTTTTCAGTGACCGAAGGCGAGACTTCCACGAACATCACAATAGCAAGGACTATGTCATGAGCCGCTTTGTTGCGCCGAACCTGGCTGACCTTGGCGATGTTCCAAGTGTCGTCGCGGTGGATTTCGAGGAAATCAAAAGCTCACGCGACGAATATCTGATTGCAGCGTTGGAGCGGTTCGGTGTTGCTTACGACGTTGAGAAGCTTGAAACCGATCCCATGGTCATCGCCTTTTCGGAAGGTGGCGGCTATCAGGAAATGAAGTTTCGCCAGCGGGTCAATGAAGCTATCCGCGCCTTGTCTCTGGCGACGGCCATCGGCGGCGATCTTGACCATATTGCAGCGACTTATGCCGGTATCTCGCGACTTGTCTACGACAATGCCGAAAACGATCAGCCGGAAAATTCGCAATGGGATCCGGTTCTGGGGAAGTGGGTCGAACTCGACGACATTTTCCGTGCCCGCATCCTGCTCGCCTTTGAAGCGTTTTCAACCGCAGGGCCGGAAGGTGCATATGCCTTTCATGCTCTGGAGCTGGATGGAAAGCGGGATATCGCCGATGTCGCGGTCTATTCCGAGGAAGATGCTGCGACCTACACGAATGGGCTTCATGCAGATGCCTATTCAATGGGCCTGATCCCGAACCCGTTTTCCGGTCGGGCTACCGGCGATCCGGTGCTTGCGCCTGAAATTCTCATCGTGATCCTTCCGACGGTTACCTATGGACCCGCTGATCAGTCATTGTTGAACCGGGCGTTCGAGGCGGTGACGCCGAAGGACGTTCGGCCAATTGGCGACAATGTCCGCATCGAGCCCGCGACCGTTACGCCTTACGATATCGAGGTCACTCTTTATTATGCACCGGGTGTCGACGTGTCAGCGATGGCGGCGGAAGCGAAAAAGCGACTGACTTCATATGCCGCGTCTCGCCGTCGTATCGGTTTGGCTGTGCAGCGCGAGGTTATCGGCGGTCGCGCAGCGGTCGACGACAACGTCACTGTCGAAGTTGTTTCGCCTGTGGCTGATATCGAGCCGGGTTCGAAAGGTGTCGGACAAGTCGGCACAATCACGGTCAATACGGTTCAAACGCAAGGATCGTGGCAATGACGCCAGCCGAAGCAATAGACGCAGTTGCAGATCTCGCCCGCTCGATTCTTCCTGCTCGTTCTTCGCCGCTCACTGTTGCGTTGCTCGCTGCCGAACTGGCAAGAATTGCGACTGTCGATCCCACTGTCATCGCGACGATCTGGAATCCTGCCACGTGCCCAAAAGTTCTGCTGCCATATCTGGCTATGGGCGTCTCGGTTGATGTCTGGTCTGCCGACTGGCCCGAAGCTCAACAGCGCCGCGTTATCGCGGCGTCGCCGATGGTGCATAGGCTCAAGGGCACCCGTGGTGCTGTAGAGCGGGCGCTTGCGGCTTTTGAACTGGAAACCCGAATTATCGAATGGTGGGAAGATGGTTCAAGGCGCGGGACGTTCCGTGTCGAGATCCTTTACCGCCATGGCGGTCCGGTTTTCGATCTGGAAGCGCAAGCAGATGCGATTGCATCGGTCGATGCGGCAAAACCCAAATCTCGTGTTTTTTCTACCCGCGCTGTCGTACAGGCGCGGGGCCCGCTTTATGTCGGAGCGTTTGCGAGAACCAGGCTGGCAGCTATCGCCCATCCATTTGCATTTGAACCGCCCGTTCTAAGGGCGACCGGTTTTGTCGCCGGAGCGCCTTGCGCGTTCCTGTCGGCGACTGCTCACTACAAGGTTTAAGATTATGGCTCAAAACACGTTCGCTTTGATGACGAACCTTGGCCGCGCGAAGGAAGCGGCGGCGCTTGCCAACGGCACTTCCGTTGTCATTACCCACATCGCAATTGGTGACGGCACAACCGTTCCGTCGGGCGGCGAGACCGCACTTTATCACGAGGTCGCACGGAAAGCGATTTCAGGACACGGCACTGTCGTTGGGGCGTCGAATGTCGCTTACTTTGATATCTTTCTGGAGGCTGATGAAGGCCCATTCACTATTCGTGAAGCAGGATTGATTGACCAGGATGGCGATCTCATTGCCATCGCCCGCTATGACCCGCCGATTAATAAGCCTGTGCCAGCGAGTGGGCAGACGGTAGAAGGAACCGTGCGACTTGAAGTAGCGTTTTCCAACCTT